TAATTACATCAGCGTATTGATAGCATCAATAAATCTACAAGATCAATCAGAATTCAACCAGTTAATAGACGAGATGGGTGACGAAATAATGGGTTTTGTGAAAATAAGTTTAAGTAGCGAACTAAGCTTCGCTTTTAATGAAATACTTGCATCATGCCATTTCACCCAAAACCCGTTTTTAATTCGTTGCGCACACCCCGTTTTTGGTAGCTTAAGATTTATAATTCTGTACATTTCGCCCGTTTTGTATTTCATAAATCACCTTTAATATAAATTCGTAATCTTAGTCTTAATGCATTGCTTGAGATGCCGTAAACATGCCCAGCTATATGCCCAATTTTAACGCCATCGTTTAACAAGTTAATACAAAAGTAAAAATCTTGTTTTGTTAGTTTTCTCGGCTTATATTTCATAAAACACGCTTTTCATGCTCTTTAATCTGCTTTTTAAAGTCAATCAGCATATCCTCAAGTTCTGCCCTGCTTACTTTATGCACTCTCTTGGCTCTTTTACACCCCAAAAGATAATCAACAAAATCCTTACCATACATGTCAATCATATATAATGTATATACCTGTGAAGCTATCCCGTATTTCATGCCAAAACCGTTACATCCTGCGCACTGTGGGTGTATGTTCTCTTCCAGTAATCTAGTCTCACTACAGCCTCTAGGTATAAAATGCCCACCTTGCATGCCGTCTTTATAGTGCTTAACGACACCACAAGACACGCACTTGCAATAACCGTTTTCATCACTAGCCTTAAGCCGCACTAAACGCTGTAGTTTTCCCGCTACAGCCTCTATTAACTTACCCTTTGGTTTAAGTTTCTTAGTCTTTTTCATACATAACACACTTTATGCTAACTATTCTTTCTTCTTCTAAGTCTTTTGTGGCGTGAATTATAGATTTATACATGCGCGGCTGCCCCTCACTAATTACCACAACGTCTAGCAATCCATCGGATACCTTGTACTTAACTGTTACCTTGTGCATTATTTCACCCGTATATATCAATTGGCAGGGATTTAACAATAGCACCACCCGATTTTATTTTTTTTGCAATACTGCCAAGCTTCTTCCTTATAGTTTTCTCGGTTAAATGTAATATATTAGATATCTCATAGAGAGAAAACCCCCTGACGTATAAATCTAACACTTTCAGTTGCTCTTCTGTTAATTCATTCATTGACTTTAGCCTCGTACATTTCATTAAAAGCGAAGCTTAGTTCGCTACTTAAACTTATTTTCACAAAACCCATTATTTCGTCACCCATCTCGTCTATTAACTGGTTGAATTCTGATTGATCTTGTAGATTTATTGATGCTATCAATACGCTGATGTAATTAGATGTAATTATTAACAACACACTCTCCTGAGCTGATTAAACTATTAACTAAATCTCCGTATTTTCCTTTAGACCCTTTCGGGAATGAATGCATTAAGCTAATCCACACTCCGGCGCCCTTGGATGTTGAATCGCTTCCGCATAAATTCTTTTTCAATAAATACATTCCCGAGCCGTCGTTTTGTTCTATCAATTGATCAAAATAACCTTTTTGCTCTAAGTTGTAATTTTCAATTGATGGCTCGCTAACATTATTTAATGGCTCGAACCCTTCATTTTCATTAGATAAATTCACCGCTATATCCATCCTATGGCGATCGGCTTTAGGCCATAGCTTATACGCATTTCTGATGACAGCTTTTTTTGACATTTCTTCGAAATCGGTTTTCCATGGCCCTGTTTTCGCTTGAGACCTACCCGATATATCTCTTAGCTTTTGCATATCCATTGTTGACGTGAGATAGTCGCCATCCTTGGTCTTAGCGACACAATAAACACCTACAATTACACCCTTATCACCAAATGTTTTGCTTTCGTGGATGGGAGCTTTATCTATTCCCTGATCTTTATATAAATCACTAGCGTAAACTATTTTTGCTTGAACCCACATAATTGAACCTGATGACGTGGCAATGTCACACAAGCCCATATAAGACGGCTCTAGAAAGACCTTCTGTACGAATGACCCATTAATCTTAACGCCTCTAGGGATCAAATAAGCCTGCCTTCTAGCTGGATTAAGGCTCAGCCCGATAGCCGCCACATTAGATATAGCCGCTAGCAATGAATTAGGTTGTGATTTAGCTGCTTTTTCTAGAAAAGAATTGCCTTTTATTATTTGAACCGCATAACCCTTTTCCGCGTCCCAATTCATTAAGGAATTGTCAAACCTGGATATCAAATCTTTGTTTTGCAGAACATCAGTAATGCTTACTATTTCGCTTCCCATATATCACCCCTTAATTAAACTTGAACGCCATCGCTATATTGAGTGCATATTGTCTGGCGCTCTTTGCAAGAAGACTTACCGCAAGAGCCGCACTTCATATTAGGTATGGCGTTATTATGGAAGTCCGCATCGGCATAACCGCAGCCAATCTGTGCTCCGCCGCAATGTTCGCATGCGAATATCGCGGTAAATCCCCGCCTGCGCTGGCTTAGCATTTTCTTTATTTTCATGTGGCACGACTACTTCTTATTTTCGGTTCTAACTTTCCTGCAATATCATCTAAACGCTTAATCTCCTTGCGTTTTTTAGCCATCATAGAGTTTACAAATTCCTCTCTAAGTTCAATATCAACTGAAGCTTCGCCGCAATCCATCCAGTGGTCAGGCGTGAATTCATCTTTGATGCATAGCTTTAGATTTGGATTGCCGCCCTCCATCCAATCAATTGCATTGGTGATAAATATACGCTGACCTAAACCTATTTTTATATTACTCATTTCATCTCCTCAATAATTCCAGTAGGTTATTTTGTTCGTGTTCGTTAACCATGTCATAAGGCTTTATAGGCTCTAAAGCTGGTTCATCTCTGTACCCCTCCATAGCCTCTATTACCCAATCTAATTGCGTCTCTACATCATCTATACCTTCGTCTAAATGAACTGTATACGACGTAGGTCTAGCTGTTATAAGACCGCCTTTTTCAAGAAATTTAAACATGTCTATATGCAAGTAGTCTTCGCCGCCGTTAATAATACAATTGCATTTTATATGCTCGTCATTCAATTCTGCGCTCATAGATGCTATTTGTCCGATTCTTTCAAGTACGATTGGTGAATGTGCGTTCATGGCTAGATACCTCAATTTGTTTGCTTGCCCTCAGTATAGTCACATTGGATACATTGTCAATATTTTATTTGTTATTTTACTAAAATAAATATTTGCATAATACTCAAATAAATATTTGCATTATCATTAATATTAGGTTATAGTTTGCAAAACAAAGGGGATAGCATGGCAACAACAAAATCAAAAACAAAAGAGCAGATGATAGAAATATTAAGAGCGCACATACGATTGAACTACGAAAGTAAAGCCCAGGCGGAAAGATATTTGGGGTTAGGTATAGGCTCAATACATCATATGCTTACAGGCTTCACCAATATGCAGCCTTCAATATTAGACGAGTTAGGTTATGACCTAAGAAAGACATCAAATATAGATTATGTAAAACGCAAAAAGAGGTGATGTATGGAAGATTTTTATATAGCTGGCGCTATATTCATAATGATAGTAGTTACACTAATAATTCATCTAACTGAACGAGATGATTTGAACTATGAAGATGACGAATACTACGAGGATGATGAGTAATGGAGGCATCGTTATTGGCAGCTATTTGTTTTTTCCACTTAGCTGGTTATTTATTGTTTATATTCTGTCTTGTGAAGTTTATTTATAGTAAACATAAAATGCATAACGATGGCAGTAATTCAGATGGATAGCGCGATAGTGTTTACTTACATATTTAGCATCTTGTGCGTAAATGGCATATATGATTCTAAGCTTGAGTTGATAATGGCTATTTTTATACCAATTACAGTATTTGTTTTACTGATTATGGGAATTATGACGATTGGTTTTATTCTTTACGACGAGGTTGCAGAATGAATAATATGTATCATGTTTTAGCCTTCCATCCAGATAGTGAAGAGGAAAAAATAGTTCCTGGAAATGCCACAAGCTATCTTGGTGCAATAGATTTAAAAAGAATCATGGAAAAACAAACAAACGAATTTAACTTTAAATTAATCAAAACAGACAATGTTACGGAGTCAATGCGATGTTAACCGACGGAGATATTTTCCTAAATATTCACGGTAAAGCAATCACGATAGGTGAAGAGGTTATAATTAAACCTGTACTGGATCATAAAATGAATGAAGATAGATTAAGCGAAACGGTTAAAAAACTAATGCTTCAAATAGAGAACTTAAAAAGCGAGATCTATTATCTTGAGCATGGAAGTTAAATCTCCCTGCGTGGGCATATGTTCGACTAGCTTTGGAGGCTATGTGTGCCGTGGCTGTAATAGGTATCTGCACGAAGTGACGAGCTGGAATAGCTACACTGATAACGAGAAGAAAATAGTGTTAAATAGAATTAAACAGTTCACAGAATTAACTAGCAGTGACGATGATTTATATACGTTGAATTGCGCACATTACGAAAGGTATTTTAAATTATGATATATAAAAACATTAATCTTGAATGCTTAGATAAGCTTAAAGATGACTTTGGCAATAAAATAGAAGTTGACGCAGCAAAAAGCTACATAGAACACAGGATTAACAAGAAGAAGCCTTTAACTCAGCGTGCATTTAATCAAGCCATGGCAAAGGCTTTGAATGCAAATAAGGTAGGCATGACACCTACAGAGCTTATTGACTGGACTGTTGAGCATACGGGTTGGGATGGAATCAATATATCATGGACTAAAGGAAGATTGGCAGCCGAGGCTAAGGCTGAGCGCGAATCGGTATCTAACAGCGTTAGGGATGTAACTATTGAGGAGCAATTAACAGATAGATCCTGGGCGCATCAAACACCTAAAAGGGTTGATTATGAACATTGACGAGATAGAAAAAATACAAAAAGGATTGCTAATTCTTCTAGCCTTGGCAAAAAAGAGAGGTCACGGTAAGGCAAGGTCTAACTATGAATATGCTTTAAATTCGATCGATGAAGACAAAAGAAGAGCTGTTCTTTCTGAAAACGAATCATTAACTTTTATTAACGGTATTTTAAATAAAGAGGAAGATAAAAATGTTTAATTCAGAAAAAGGCAAATTAACAAAAGAAGTTGAAGCTTTAAAAAGAGAAGTTTTTGATCTTGAATTAGAAGCAGACAAGGCGGTTGCGCGCAAAGAGCGCGAAGAAATGGAGCTTAAGCATATCATTAAAATGAAGGAGGAAAAAATGGAAATGGAGTCCAAGAAGTTTGAAATGAAGTGCGAAAAAGAAAAAGATAGTGAAATTGCAACAGTTAAAGATGAATATAGGGATAAACTCGAAGAACAGCTTAAGAAAGAAACTGATAACATCAAAGTAATGTATTCGCAGATACTTGAACGATTGCCAAATATCAGCGCAAAGCTTAGCGGTAAGCTATGAGCCTCTTTGATTTAGCCTTAGGTTATTCTGATCCACGCTTAGGTTATTATCCTACTGACGCGGGACGCCTTGCTAGTAGTGGATCTCCACAAGCATGCCAAGATCAATTGCAAGACTTTGAAAGGCAGTTTGCTCAGCGTGTGTCGGATTCAGCATTGCGTAATAGAGCAATTGGATTAATTAGCGGCGTACTAGAAAACAAGGAAGCGATTAGAAAAACAAGTTTTTACGGATCAGATACAGTTTTAGATTCGTTAAAAAGTCACATCAAATCTTGGCATGGGACTTGAACCATGAAAAATATTCAAATGAAGGGTTAGGTAAATTTAAGGTATATTAAAGGTGATTTATGGGAAAGATAACAAAGTTGTACACTAAGGATGCGGCAAACGATCCTGATAACGTGCTTGAAATGGCCTCAGGAGTATATGAAGTGGTTTTAATTATTGGATATGATAAACAGGGTGAATTTGATATTAGAGCCTCCACAAACTGTAGCAGAGAGTCTTTAAATTGGATGATAGATCATGCTAAAGAAGAAATTTTATACTTAGATGATGGCGAATAATTGTCTGGCATATGCCTAGTAACTAGTTTAGTGATCTAATCCCAATAGAGCTATATTTAGAGTTTTTTATTGTGAAAATTGAGTTAAATAATATTATAGGAAAAAAAATGATAGAACTTGTCTACTTAAATCCAAATATAACCAGAAAAGAAGCGGATGATCTCGTCAAGGAGTCACATAAGCGTAGGGATGAGCTATTGAAAGAAGTTATTGAGGCTTCTGAAAAATTAGGGGGGAAATCCGGTTGTGATTTGTTGGCGGCAACTCTTCCATTTATATTAATGCTTTAAGGGACGTTTTAGAGGGTTTTGATTTGTGTGTTGTGGGAATCCAATGCGCTTGAAGCTTGATGGCTATCTAAGTGTAAACACATTCAAGCGTGGATTTCGTCAGGGTAGCATGATGGTTGGGGCACCAACTGGGCGGTGAAATTAGTTCGAATCGATTCACAGCACACAATTCAAAACCCTTATTACGCAAGGAGGCGGAAAGAGTATACCCCCGTAGTTGCCGACTAAACTGAGTCGTAAAAATAAGGTTCCCTAACTGACGCGGTAATGTTGGGGTGGTGAGAGTAGGCTGTACTGCGATAGCACTAGACTAAGAAACTCTACTCAATCTAGTCGCCTGACCTCCGTTAAGGGTTATTTTAGTCTAATTAGATAGTGGTGTTAGTGCTGGAATTGGTATACAGCAGTGTGGTCTAAGCCAATATGAAAGATCGTGTGAATAACTAATAGCACGCTCCTAGCTCACGGCGAAAACTACTGAGGTAATAGCAGCTAGACGCAATTTACTTATGCAGGTTCGATCCCTGCCTAGCACCACTTTCTAATTATATTTAATGATGCTAGTAGCTAAGAATTTGCTTAGAGCGCTTGCCAGAGTACAGGGGGTCGCGGGTTCAAGTCCCGCCTAGCATCACCTTAATTATATTAACGGGTAAATAGTAATGCGATTAAGAACAGCCCTTAAGCACAGCAGGGTATTTTATTATAAAAAACGTAAATATCGCACCATTATATATCCAAAAGAAAAATTCTGGACAAGAAATTCTTTTGGTGTATATAGCTGTATTTTTCCACAAGGTACCGAATGGATTGAATTTAGCAGTGAAATAATAGTAAAGCCGGTAATTAAAGCACAAGGATAATAGTAATGATTAAACTAACAAAAAGAAATGAAGTTTTATCCAGTTTATGAACAACAGTTTTTCATAAATAAACAACTAAAGAGGAAATATTATGGATTTTTTGGTAAATCTTATTAGCGTTGAGGGCTATTCGTGTGGAAGTGGTCACAGCTTCTTAAGTGCTAACTGCACACATGTGGGTAATAGTTATTGGCTATATGAGGGTGCATTGTACGCCTTAGATGATGGTATTAATTATACCTTCATATCAGAACAAGTAATACCCGGATATGGAGATCTAACAAGTACAGGATTGAAAAAACTGGTTGTCGATTATTACGATATAGATAAAGCTGAATTCATACCAGAATCAGGAAATAAGAAACCCGCTTGACTATGGGTGATCAAACGGGTTTAATACAAGCAATACCGAACGTGTTGGAAGCACTTAGGTTAGACAGTAAAGTGAGTACGTATCCGGCCTTTCACGGCTAAATGAATTATACACATCTCACCTACTTCTAATCAAGCGCCTTAAAAAGGTCATATCCTTACGTTCGTTTAAAAATGGTGTTAGTAGTTCAATGGTAGAACGCCGTGCAGGAAATACAGGTTTCGAGGCCTGTCTAGCACCACCATATAAGAGAGTTTTAATCTGTGTGTTGTGGCTGTTGAACTGACGCCTCAGTGTTCCCATAAATGATGTGGTGTAATTCTGGTAAAGGCGGCTACCACAATAAGCGCAGCACACAGACCAAAGCTCTCTTAGAGTTCATTTAGAAATTATGTGTGGTGCGGCGCTGAAAGTAGAAAGCGCACCCTTATTAGCAGGATTGTCGGGAAATAAGAGGCTTGGGAGCGGTTGAAAGCATACCGTTAAATACTCGACATAGCAGGATTAACGCCCTGCCACCACACACCCATTAAGAGTTCATTTAAAGCAGTAGTTGATACTCTAAAACGCAACTAAGTGAAACCATTAGATTAGTAGGCAAATAGTGAAGCCAAGTCTCAGACAGACTCAAAACAGACTAAATCGAGGGGCATAATTACTAAGAATCCCCAGCCCGACCCCAGCCATACTACAGTGTGCCGGTCGCAAACAGGTGAACGTGATAAATAGAGTAGGCCAAATTGGTCATAAATCTCCTAAGTAAGCCAATATCTATTGTAGGCTATAAATTAATAGATCGTGTCACTGCTGACCCAGTATAAAAGGTGCCTGTAATACTCGATGTAATGTAGCGTACGTAAGGATGTGTATGTGGTGGTTAAGCTGGTAATGATTACCTAGCATATCACCCAACGGGGTAGTTGCACCCTAAATAAACGTAATTAAAGGAACTGATCTGAGCCTATGCGTATTAACTAAAAGAGATTAAATATGGAATATCCAAGATTTAAAATGACTGAAATATATTACGGTAAAGATGATTTATGGAAGGGATGGTATAACTTATGCCTAGAGTTATCATCAGAAGGTGGTGACTCTAAAGCTATAGCTGGACCATTAGATCCGCAAACATCGAAAGAAGTAATCGAGGCGTTAAATGTTCAAAATAACAAAACAATGGCTAGAAGCTAACAAGACTGAAAAAGGAGGCTACACACAATATCAATTAAGAATATTGGGCATTAAATGGCCGCCAAAATATGGCTGGAAGAAAAGCATAATAGGTATGGAATTAACAAAAGAAATAGTTACGGCATATTGTGCTGGTGGTCTAAAGTTTACCTCTCAATAATATTGCATGATTTTGGACAAAGAAACCGGAAAGCCATTCAGAGATGGCTGTATGAATGCTGTGATGAGTATTAATGAAGGATTAGATCTTATGACTACTTTGCAGCATGATTGGCCTCTGATTGATCGCTATACACTAGTCCCAATAACTGGATTTGATTAAAAAGGTAAGTATATGAACATTAAAAACGTAAAGGCATCAATAGCTATACTCAGGCGAGCAAAAAAATTCGACATGGAGTTTTGGCAAAAAGGAAATAGTCTGTGTGAAGACGAGGAAAGCTTGCACAGTTGCGGGATGGCTGCATGCTTTGGTGGATATGTAGCAATAAGCCCTGAATTCAAGGCGTCCGGTGGTTCCTTTTGCCCTTTCGGTACCCCGATCATACGTGATGGACGCGGTATAGAGAATTACGGATCAGCCTCAATAGCGTACTGGCTTGATATAACTAATGGAGATTCCGCCGATTTATGCTGTATAGGTGGTGAATATACTGACTTTTACGCTAAGGATGTGTGCGATGTAACAAAAGAGGACGTGATTGAAAAACTTGAATTGATGTTAAAAGGGGAAGAGAGTGAAGCTTAACGCAAATATAGTCCAATGCCTGAGGCGATTAAGGCATCAATCGAAACCAGTTAAGATAACGGATCTAGCAAATGAATACGGTGTAAGCTATCCATCGATGGTTAAGGCGCTAAGCGGTGTAACCTGGAGGCATGTAATAATCTACAAAGATTCTGATGGTCGATATGGTAGCAGCCGCAGCACCACAAAATTAACAGCAAGAGAGGTGTACCTTCTTAGGGTGTTAAGGTCTTGGTCGGCAAAGCCTAATGATATCGACTTAGCAATTGAGTACGGTGTCGTAAATACGACTATTTACAATGCTCTTCGAGGAACGTCATACGGGAGCGTCCCTATGTACGACAGACCCGCTATGAGAGCTATAGGAAAAACATGAAAGCTGAATATATAAAGATTGAGGAAGTATAATGGCAACTATAAGTGAGAGTAAATTGGGTGTAAAAAACCCACGAGCAAAATTAACAGAAGACATGGTTTATTGTTTTCGAGTATTGAAAGCTCACTGCAAAAAGCCGAGCAACGCAGATATAGCGAAAGAGTTTGGCATCGTTCGACGCACAATAGAATGCGCTACTATTGGCGATACTTGGCAGCATGTGCCGCTGTATTTCAAAGGTCAGGGTTATAACAAGCGGATGAGGGCAAAATAATAATTAACGGTATCCGTTAAATAAAGCTTTACAATTACCGAATACCGGTTATAATGAACCCAACAGAAACGAAACGGAGCAACCGAAATGATCTCATATAAAACAGCGCTATTAGTGGCCAAATGGATGCGAATACGTGGCGAGATAAATACTCAGATATTTAACGGCGGTCTTGGTCTTAATTCTCCCGCTCAAACCGCTTCACTTAAAAGCGAAGTGCAGGAAATAGAAGAAACTCTTAGAAGTCTTGGTGTAGATTTGTGAAACAGTTACCTTTGCAAGAGTACATAAATAAAAATTATGTCAATAAGCGTCAAATGGCGCTTGACTGGAGCATATCATAAAACAACACTGCCAAGGATGGCACCTTTTAACTAAAATACAACGGGCGTAAATCAAATGAAAGTAGAGCATGTAATAAAGCTAGAAATCGAAGACACAAAGCCTTTTCGAGAATTGGTGAGTCAGGCAATAAACGCCGAACTGTTACAATCATCGATTAGCGCGGATGCTGTATTTGGTAATTTTATGGTAGAGGCGGACAATATCGCAAAACGATTAGCGGAAAAAGCGTTTAACGAGGGTAAAAAGGCGCAATTATGACAACGGCAAGCAAAGAAGCGAAGAAAGAAGGGTTTAAAACTCTATCGGAAGTACTTAAATTAACAGGGTTGCCGCGATCAACGCTTAATGATTGGTCAAATAAAGAGCCTGGTAAGCTATCTGTTGCTTTTGACGCCGCAAAGTATAGGCAGTTATTAAAAATGACAAATAAAAAGGTATAGATATGAAATTTACAGTTATTTTGATTTACGTTTTAGTCCACACTATTGTGGCCGCTCTTCTTGAAGAATTTTTCACTAAAGAGCCTGCATTCTTTGCCTTCTATGGCTTTTTAAGCGCTTTTATTTTTATTGGAATTAAGGAGGCTATGGAGTCTAAGGAGGCTATGGAAGCTATGGAGACAGATATAAGATTACTTAATTCAGATAAAAAGGCATAGATATGAAAAAATTGGCAAAAATATCGAAAGCAAAACTAGAAATACAGGAAAGGGGTATTTTAAATTTCTGGATATTTGTTGATTATGAAGAGGGATGTAGTCAGGGCGTTGGAGGTCTAGCGCTAGATGAATATGATAAAGAGAAAAAAAAGCGCGTCGGTACGGCATACGGTTGTGAATTAATTAGAAGATTGTTAATTGAATTACAGGTTGATGATTTTTCTGAAATGAAGGGAAAGCACATTTGGGTTATTGGCGGAGGTGAGGGTTTTCGTTTTAAACCTACGGGTATCCAAGCATTATACACGGATAATAAAGAATCTAAACCGGTAATTTTCTCTGAAATACCATTTAAATAAGGGCGGAAAGGTATATATATGAGTAACGATACAAAGCAACAGATTGAATCTAATCTCTCTGATTTTGGAGATGCGTATTCTAGATATGTTAGATTTTGTGGTGAGCCTGAATCGGAGCATTTAAGGTTAATAGCTAAGAAATGTAGAGAGGAAATAGTTTCTACATTCGATGAGCTTATACAAGAGCGTAACGAGCTAAAAGCAATTGGTCACGAGCTTAATGAAGAGCTTTGTGGTCTTGAGCTTCCAAATATGCAAAGACAAAAAGTCCTTAGCCTGATTTTACCTCTAATGGGCGTCGGTAAATCATGAAAACAATAGAGTACAGAGGGTATAAGATTACTTATTGGGCGAAACCAATTCCAGATCGTAAATATGATTACGATTTTGTACACGATGATTATGATGGAGCCGAGGATTCTAATGATAATAGATGTGGTAGCGGTGAATCTATTACGGATTGTGCGCGCAAAATTGATGAATATTGGGAAGACCATTACAGCGCTCTAAATGAAGAGATCCATTTGAAAAGTTGTTAATACACAGGTAATAGATAATGACTGAAGACATAGAAATAAGCATAGAATTCATAGATGAGCTATGGCAAGATCAAAAGGCTATGCAAGAAACAATAAACGTTGATCATCCTGAGTTTATCAATAAAAGTTCAGATGACTATAGGTGCTGGGGATTTCATGAGCGTAGAATGATGAAGTTAGAGATAATAAAAAGACAGTTAGAGGGTTTATGAAACATAACGCAAAACTTAACGATTTATTAGTTAAATGCCTAAGAAGATATAAGTCTCAATGTTTTTGGGTTGGAGTGACAGAAATAGCAAAAGATATCGGAGTGAATCAGGCGACAGTATGTAGTGCTATAAACGGAAATACATGGAAGGGGGCTAAATCGTACGATAACGATTATGCATTTGGGATTAGCGTAGGAAAGATAACGCTTTACGAAGATGCTGTATATTGCCTCAGGGTTCTAAACGCCTGGACCGTAAAGCCGACTCTAGAACAATTAGCTAAAGAGTTTAAAGTGTCCCATAGGACTATGAAATCCGCGATTGCGGGTGAGACATGGATGGGCGTGAAGATGTATAGAAGGCCGCCAATGACTAGGTGATTTGATTATCTACGGCTCATGTATTAATATTGCATGAAGTAAACTTGACGAGTGTTGAAGCATGTGCATGATTGAGGCTATAGACGACATAAGACGGTACCTTACATCAGGTAGCACACCCACACTTGACAGCTTAGGAGAAGCGATAACAGAAGCCGAAAGAATTAAAGAGAAGGCCGAAAGAGATGCTGGACGAAAAGAGTAAGGCGGATCATGAAAAAATTCAGGTTAATTTTAAAGATATATTAAACGGAGCAAAAGCATTAAGGGATACACTCAATGAAGCTAAGGACATTATAGGCCGATCAGAAAAGGGAAAGGGAGAGCGCGATAGCTTGATAAAGGCATATAGGCTCTACATTAGCTTGCTTGAAATGGATTTATCTTTTTTTGAGAACGTATCGGAAAATAATGTAATATGCACAACGATTACTCGTGATATTTGGGGGAGGCTTGATAGTATTGAAAGTAGGCTAGATCATATAGATCGCTTAAAGCCTATAATACCAACGCTAGAAAAGATAGCTCAAGAGAGAAATGACGTCACAACTATATGGAAGTATAGAAATCGCATAATTTACACAATGGCATTTGTAGCCGCCACCGCCACCGCCGCCATCACACTTAACATTGATAAGATCTTAAAATTAATGAAATAGAGGATTGATACTATCAACTTATCGAAAACAAACAAAAGAATCAAAGATTTTTCCCACCATATAACAGAAACGCCTACCTCTATGGCCCTATTAATAGTGTTTGTAGGGTTATTTATACGGGTAGACATGAGTTATATTCCATTATCGATAGTGGCATGGTATGTCCTATTTATCCCTTTATCCAGTATTGTAAAAAATAAGGAAATAAGCGCCTTAGACGCGTACGGTATTTTATTTTCCCTTGTTTACGCAATCCCGTTTCATTTTTTAGTTTTTTTACAAGACGGTTTTACATTTCTGGGTTATAGCCTAGATTTTACATTTCTGGGTTACAAGGTAGATTTTACATTTACAGGTTTTAGCTTAGAATTTACAGGTCTAATGGGTTATTATCCGATTCTAGGTAATGTCCTGGCGTTTTTAGGATTATCATTATCCGTCTGGATAAGAACAAAATACCCCAAAAGATTGATTGAGATATTTTCATCGTGAGGAAACTAGATGGTATAATGTCTGTAAACGGTTACTACAGGATGCCCAGGGAAGAAGCTGAAAAGATAATAAGGAAGGTAACTTCTAGCCATGTAGGCGAACCAATGGAGGAGAGCCGGTTTAGGAGCTCAGTGGATCAATTATTAAACGATGTTAACGGTGAAAAAAATGCCAGCACATACGAGATCAAAGATCAAGAAAAACATTAAGAAAGAGATTAAGGCGGGAAAGAAGCCCAAAGTTGCTATAGCGATATCATTAACTAAAGCAAGTAAGATTAAGAAGAAGAGAAAATAGCATGGAAATAATATATGGCGCATTAATTGCCTACTTTATATTATATATAGTTTTTAGTTGTATTTATGTAAAAGTAATGTTAGGCAGTAAGAGCGTGGAAAACAGATTAAATATGCCTTTAAGCGAATTACACAAAGAAGCTTGTAGGCTATGCGATATCAAGCGAATAGTGGCGACAAAGAGAAAGTAAAGCGCAATAGAGTAGTTAAATATAGGAGTTCATAGAGATTACTAAGAGAAAGAATCCAAAAGATTTTGAAACGCTAGGAAGGCCCACAAAATACAAAGATAGCTATGCTAAAGATTTAATCGATCACTTCAATGTAAAAGCACAAATGCCATACATAACTGAAGAGGGCGAGGTTTATCAAGACGCAAAGGGTAAGCCCGTAATGATTCCATGTGAATTCCCCACACTAGCAAGTTTTGCGTGCCAAATTAATGTATGTAGAGACACATTATATGAATGGTCTACCGCAAGATATCCCGAAGGTCACGAGCAAGAAAACAAATTAAAATATCCAGAATTTTCCTACTCCTATAAAGTAACCAAAGAACATCAAGAGCGTATATTGACTCAGGGAGGGCTAACAGGGGCCTTTCAGGGCAACTTTGCAATCTTCACAGCCAAGAACGTCATAGGGTGGAGAGATAAGCATGACATAGCCTTAGAGGGCGAGGTAGGGATCACGTTTGATTTAAATTATGGGCTGATAGAAGACGCTAGGAGCATCATAGAGGGGGCTATAGAGGATGAGTGTAATGAATGAATTACTAATGAGTGAATTACTTGTATTTAATCAACTAGAGCCCTCAAAGCTTCTTCGGGAAGGAATAGCAGCTCTAGAGGCACAAAAAGAGCCAACAAAGCCTAAAAAATCAATATCCTCCAAGATCAGGCCCAAGGATAGGCTAGAAAAACATTTAGAAGGCGTAAAGCGGCGCATCGAAGAAAGACGACGCTAACACAGGAAGGCCGAGTAATGGTTGCAGTAGCTTAACTTTGACAAAGCGCCCTCGTGAAGAGGGAGGATGTGGGTTCGATACCTGCCTGTAACCCCAATATTAGCGCCATAAAGATGATTGAGTTGCCAAAATGACGGGGATATAAAGAAAATGATTAGAATGCGTAAAGAGGGCGAAGAGTACCGTAGAGGCTTCAATCTGATGATAAGACCCCATCGTCAGGTGATATTCATGTGGGGAACTTATCAACATAGGATTGTTATTGGTATTGGTTATAGCAAGATAAGTGGTTTTCACTTTCATTTTAGTCGTTGGAATAAAGACTATGATATAGAAATGTCCATAAAGCGAGGCATTCTGATAACTATGGAAACGGCTTTAGACGGGGGATATAAAGAATGACAGCTAAAGAGATGATACGGGCGCTGCAAACCCTAGACCCAGAAGCAATAGTTGTTATTGATGACTGGAATGAGGGTTATGCAGCGCCTCTGGAAGATATAGGAATGTGGTGCCGTCTCGATGGTCGGGTTACGATCAGCGCCAAATCTGCCGGCTTAGATGGCTTTGAAGTTAAATGCTAATTAAATACTCAGGGTTTTATAGTTTTTTCCATTGGCTTATTATTATTATGGAAACATAAATAATGAACAGAAGAAACTTTTTAAAATCTTCAACTTTAGTGCCGGCAGCAATTTATATCGGTGTAAATGCAGCTAAGTCAAAAGCTTCTGCACCAACAGATAACTATCTGATTGATCCCGATAAATGGTTTATAAAAGATGATAAAAGCATTATAAAGACAGGTGGCATACCTAAACTACTACAAGAAGGAATAGAATCAATATTTAATGCGGAATATATAGAATGAAAGATATAGCCAATGCTAATTAAATACTCAGCCGAACCCACAGCAGCCAAGTTCCACGCATCTAAAAAGGTTGTTAAGGGATTTAGGGGTTGTATTGGTAACGGTAAGAGCGTCACATGCATCATGGAAATGTTCCGCATAGCTAAAGAGCAATGGCCCAATGCCTACGGAGTACGCAAGACCAGATGGGCTATCATTCGAAATACATACCCAGAACTTAAGACCACCACATTAAATACCTGGAAGCAATGGTTTCCTGAAAGAATATCCCCGATAGTACAAAACCCAATCATTTACACTAAGATAGTACAGCCGATTAAAAACGACGGCACAAGCATGGAAATGGATGTCTATTTTTTATCCTTAGACAAAGACTCGGACGTTAAGAAGCTGCTAGGTATTGAGGTTACTGGGATATTCTGCAACGAAGCTAGAGAGCTGCCATATTCAATAATAAAGGCAGCTAGGGAGCGAATAGGTAGATACCCAAGTCAGATTGATGGCTATCAGGATATGACATTGCCCAATGGTACTGGGTACAAATGTCCTCGTGACGAGAATGGCGAACCAAAACCATGCCGCCGTAAGGTCTTGCTTATGGATACCAACCCACCCGACACTGACCACTGGTGGTATCAATTAGCTGAAGTTGGTCATCTTAAGAAATCCAAGAACAAGCAAGTGGATATAAAGGAGACAGATCGCATATTTGACTTCTTTTGCGGGCCATCCCCATTAATTAAGCATGACGATGGTACATACACTCCTAATCCTGGCGCAGAGAACATCAAGCACTTGGACGGAGGCTATCAGTATTACTTAGATATGATCGCCGGTAACACCGAAGACCATATTAACGTCCAAGTCATGGGCAACTACGGCGCGATCAAATCAGGCAAGTCTGTCTATCCTGAATATAACGATAACGTACACTTATTTGATGGTGTCATGATGCCTATTGAAGGGCTTCCTATATGCCTTGGGTGGGATTTCGGATTAACTCCTTCATGTATCATTGGCCAGCTTACAGACACGGGGCAATGTAGAATAATCGCAGAGCTCCAAGCCGAAGACATGGGTGTGTATCAATTTGCCAGGGACGTAGTGAAGCCGTTTATCCAAAACAAACTGTCAGATTATTACATCGGCTTTAGTCTTGGTGATGGATCCGGGAATAACCGAGGTGAAGGTATAGGTGCCAGCGCTATAAAGATCCTCAATGATGATTATATCGATGACCCAGACGTTCCAATTACCGAGCCTCTTGACATGGGGTTCACTACTGAGGCGGCGCCAACGAACGACATAACTCGACGCACTGATTCGGTTAGATCATTCTTGATCAAGTTGACAGGTGCTGGCGAACCAGGATTTGTGCTGGCTAAAAGATGTGCGATAATTCGCAAGGGATTCAATACTGGTTATGTTTACAAGCGTGTTCAAGTAATGGGCTCGGAGGATAAGTTCCGCGATACTCCTAATAAAAACCAGTTCTCTCATTCTCATGACGCCTTACAGTATCTGTGTTTAGGGTTTAGAGGTGGGCTTGTACGGGACATATCTGATATGATGCCAGACTATGAAGACGAACAAGTATCCGTAGGAGATTGGTAACATGAAGCCGGATAACGCATTGGAATTTTTATGTCCTATAGATTTAAGCGAAGTGGCACTACAGGACGCTATGAACATGATGGAGTTAAACTTAACCAGTAAGTCGTGCAACCTAATTATAGCGGTTAGTAAGTGGCATTTGTTTCGTGCTGCCGATATCGCAAATAGGCTTAGTCATGATGTTATTAATCTAGATGTAAAGGTTATTCTTGATCACAGTTACGATTCGGATGAATGGTCATTAAGAGACCTTGAAACAAACAATATAGCCTGGAGCCCGGGCGCTTAGATTATAAGGACTACCAGTAATGCACTCACTCTCATTTGACAAATTGGTATATTCAGACGCAGAGTTAACCACACCAGTTGAAGGCCCCTTTGATGTGGGATCAACAACAGTATTGCCTAGCGGCGTTTACTTCTCAGAGACCGAATATGTTGGCGAAGGTCGGAATGCCAACGATGATTTACTCTGGACCGTGACATTCAATTATCCCGGCGACACTGATGGCAGTGAAGTCTCATTAGCGACCGGTGCAATTTACTCTTAGGTGATCCATGGCTGACGATAACAAAGATACTAAAGCTGACATAACCCAGCTCATTTCTTGGATTGGCAAAATAAACATTGCTGAAGATATTGACGAAGAAACTCTAGGCTTATTAGCTCGTCGTGTTATCGAGACATACAATCGTGATCTAGACTCAATGAGTGAATGGTCTGACGATATAGAGGAAGGTAAGCGCGTTGCTGCCCAGGAGCGCGGCACCAAATCAACCCCATGGGAAGGTGCAGCCAATTTCAAATCAACGATCATTGAATCCGCATCAATAGCCTTTGGAGACCGAGCAGTGACCGAATTGCTTCGCGGCAAAAACATCGTCAAGGGTGAAGTTATAGGCAGGGATGAGCAGGGCCAGAAGAAGATAGCGAGCGATAACGTTGTTGAATTCATGAACTGGCAGATCAATCATCAAATGAAAGACTGGCATGACACTCAAGAGACTGTCTTTTACGCGGCTCCAAGCTTTGGTTGTATTTTCAAAAAGATATTCTTCGATCCTATCGAGGGCATTAATAAATCAGAGATTGTTCACTATCCAAACTTTGCTATAAATCAAGCGGCGATGAATATGGATGCCACTTTCTCAGAACCGATGGATATTAGCAAAAATGAAGTCTTCGAAAAGCAATCATCAGGCCTCTGGCTGGACGTTAAGTTATACACAGAGGAAGCAGAAGAGGATGAAGGCTCGAACTCAGAGCAAGGGGTTATTAATGCTGCTGACAACGATGAAAAGTTTATCGAGCAAGCATGCTTCTTCGATCTCGACAAAGACGGATACGCAGAGCCCTACACCGTAACAGTCCATGAGAGTACATCTCAAGTAGTGCGTATAGTGGCTCGCTACGACCGCAGTAACATTTTTGTAAGTCAGGGCAAAAGAATTATAAGCCTCAAAGAATTAAAGGCTCAAGCGGTAGTAGATGGCCGTCTGCCAGATCTATCTGGGGCTGAATTGGTAAGAATAACCCCAGATCAAAGTATTGTTAAATATGATTTCGTTAAACCTATCGACGGCACATTCCTTGGACGCGGCTATTACCACATGCTGGGTAGTCTTTCGAAGGGGATAAATACAACGACTAACCAGCTACTGAACAGCGGTACTCTCAGCAATCTACAAGGTGGATTCTTAGCAAAAGGTTTCCGCAAAAAGATGGGCAGTTTAAAAATGAAGCCTGGATCTTGGCAGGAGACTAATATATCTGCGCTTGATCTTCGTAATGGCATGCTACCTCATCAGTTTAAAGAGCCCTCTGGAGTCCTGTTTGCACTTAATGAAAAGCTCAATCAAGAAGCTAAAGATTTTAGCGTCAACGTGGATCTCCAAGGGCTCTTAGCTCCTAATGCTCCAGCTACCACTACACTAGCTTTAATTCAAGAAGCTATGATGCCTACAAGCGCCATTATGCAGAGAATGATTAGGGCCGAAAGCAAAGAGTTCAGGCTGTTGTTTATTTTGAATAGTAAGTTTGCTGATCCGCTGACTTATCAAAAGGTTCTCGATGATCCTGATGCGAACTTTGAGACAGACTTTGACCTAGATAATATGAATATCTCCCCAACTGCTAGTGCTGACATGTCGTCCAAAATGCAGAGACTACAGCGTGCGGAGATCTTGATACTAGAGGCGCCACAGATTGCCTTAGAAGGCGGCGATACTCGACCAATAAGAGAAAACTGGTTTGAGGCCATAGGGGCGGAAGATTTAATCAATAAAGTATGGCCTGATCCTGCCCAACTCACAGAAGAACAGTAGGCGCGGAAAGGTGCTAATGAGCAAGCGCAGCGCAAAGACGATCAGTTGCAAGCAATACAGATCGACCAAAGCGAACGAGCCTTAGTTGCCATTGAAGCAGACACAGAAAGCAAGACGCTTGAGCGTAAAGCCAAAGCATTATCAACTGTCGCTAAGACCGAGAGCGAAGTTATTCTGAATCTTGAAAAAGCTGAGACAGAGCAAACAAAGAACCAGATCAGTAAGTACACCGCAGACACTGACGGCATAAGAACGGCTATCGAGTTTGCAAAAGAAGAGCTAGACCTAGACGAGAGAGAGCAAGAAAATGCTAGAAAACTACTTAAAGAAGGCCCAGGAGCAACACAATCTTAATCCCATACACCAAGAAGAATACTTGGCATGGAAGGAAAGCAAGGTAACAAGGCGATTCTTCGCTGAGTTTAAGGAAGCTATTATTATTCAAATCGAAGACATTGGCGCGGCTGCTACTTTTGACGATTTGGCACGTAACGCAGTGCAATTCAAAACAACTCACGACACCTACGAAACATTAAAAGATTGGACTCCCAGTGAGATACATGGTGATGACTCATGATCTCGGGTGATGGTATAGATCTTTTTTCCGCTGACCACGTCAATGTGACTAGTGATTTTAGTACCGAACTACCCGATATCAATTTGTCTGTTAACGCCTT